GTGCCAGTAGGTACATTAAACTTAAGATATTGTAATTGTAGTACTGATAGTTTTGGCTAGATATTGTTAATTTGTTGTTATAAAAATAAGTTGTCTGCGGAACTGTTATTACTAACATACCATCAGTGTTCATATTTGAACGCCAATTCTTTAGACAGTTAAGCGGATTCTTTGCGTATTGAAAAGCATCGTGGCACCAAACTAAATCTGCCTTGGTTGGTAGTGTAACTGTTTCAAAGTCTGCTTCAAGCGGAGTAATATTTTTATTTGCTTCAAGTATTTGATTCTCAACTTGATATACTGCTGTATCAACTGCATAGCAGGTATAGTTGTGTGGCTCAGGAGGATTATCTCTAGTCATTAGAGTTGCCCACCATTCCATATCTAGTCCGGTGCCACAACCCATGTCTGCAACAGTAGTGATGCTATCTAAAAAACTATCGTAAGCATAAAGAAGATTTAATACTTCTAAACTGTGCTCGTGGCTGTAATACGCATTTTTAAACGGTGCCATTTGTAAGTATCTCTATAATTAATTTTTCTTTTAATTGCTTTAGTCTGGGCTCAAGTTGATGGCATGCTTCAGCTATTTCAAGATCTGTGCCCCACCCACGTTGGTTGTTAAGGTTTACTGCCCATTTACTAACAGCATCTTTTTCTAATTGTATATTAATGGCATCATGTTTAGGCTTGGCCTTAATACACAAATTAAATTCTTCTAATAGTTCGTCAGCCTTGGCTTTCCAATCTATCATACTACAATATCCTCCATGCCTGCTGTACGCAAGCGGACTACGTGGCCTAGCATAAAGTTCTTTGACTCAATGCCTTTCATTACTCCCAGCCACTTGTTACGGAGTAACGCTACTTCGTTGATTAGTGTTTCAAAGTCAATGACTTCGTCTTCGCCATCAACATATTTTTCAGCATCACGACTAGTAAGTGCTCGCTGATATGCTTCTAGATATTTTTGAAAATGTTTGCGTCTAATTTTACGTAACTGTATATTAAGATATTCTAATACTGCTTCTATTTCTTGTAGCTGGTTAAACCTATGTTCGCTTTGTCCCGGTAGGTCGCTTAATTCTTTTTCAACACGCCCACGGATTTTAATTTCTGATTTTGCAGACGCAAGTTCTCCTTCATAATATGTTATGAAGTTAGGTAACTCGCCAAGATCGGCAACAATTTTGTTATAGAACATAGGTATGTATTATTACAGCCTGTTTTGATTTTATATCATTCTTTGAAAAGTTATCGCTGGCATGAAGTAAACGTTCATCCCAGTAGATTAAACTTCCGCGGCGCCATTCAAAAATATTCTGTACAGTTAAACATTCTAAATCATCATCTTCTAAATGACTTAGATGCTTGTCTTTATATTGTACAGCATTATTTTCTTTAGGGCAACGATTTTTAACCCATTCAAAAGTGCGCCATGTGCTATGGTGTATGTTTTCTTGTTCCGGGCTTTGTATAGCATCGTCTACATAGGTATCTGTTTCGTTAAAAATAACAGTATGTACCTTTTTATCAAATGCTGTATTATTTTCAATGCTAACTGGTATTAGCATAGCATAATACGGTATACCTTCATTACCATAGCTGTGGTAATAATCCGAGTGTAAGGTCAACGGAGTGTACTCATCAAGATAGGTAGCACTTAATAATTGTAAGTTGCTACCTAACTTATCTTGAATTTTACTAAAGAAGGTTTTGACAAACCACTGGTACATTTTATGCTTGGCATGGATGCCGTGATAGCCAGTGGTTTTTTGATGCCATAGTGTTTCATCAACTATGGGCATGTTTGAAAGATATTTTACAACTCGAGTTAAGTCGTCTTCGGTAAAAAAGGTATCAATTTGATTTGATCCATTGTTACCATTCATCGCCAGACTCGTCAATATCTTCTTCATCCTCTTCGACAGTATATTCTTTAAGAGCTCTTTTTAGTGTACTATCAGTGGCTCCGAATTCTTTAAGTTCGTGGTCACTGAGCATGTCTACCATAATACTCATTAAGTTGTCAGCACATTCCTGTCTGTCTTTAGTAGGAACATACTGCTTCATAACAGTATATAGTTCACTAAGAACTTCTACTTCGATGCTCATTCTACCGTTTCCTCTTTTTTAGATTTACCTTTGGTTGGTACAACTGCTTCTACTTCTGCAACTTCTTCTTCAACTGCCGGGGCAATAACGTGATGTGGATTAGCAGTATAATCTGCCATCACTTGATCTAAACAAGTGTCGTCGTTTCGTTCCCATGCTTTACGGAACTTCTTGATGATTTCACCTGTGGCCAATGTATATACCAAACTGTTGCCTTCTTTCTTCAGCAAGTCCTTGCCCTCAAATAAATCTACTAGACCCGAGTAAGGATTCATACCTTCTTCGTACGGAATCTTGACTTGCACCGATTCAAATGGCTTGGCATAGCGTGTTTTCATGATCTTGCAAGCGGCACGGATACCCTTGACTTCACTGATCTTGTTGCCATCTTCATCTTCTTTTAGTTTTAACTTACGCATAGCTACAACGATAGAGGAAGCGTAGATAAAACCCTGTCCACCGCTGATCTTGTCGTCAGGATCAAACATGTCCTGACTTGCGTATGTGTGTGCTGTTGTTACCAAACCAATATTTAAGCTACCAAACATATTTACACAATTACGTACAAGTGCGGCCAGTGCTTTAGGCTTACGGCCCATGTCACCTTTCATATCACCTGCTTCAAATTGGTTAACGTCTGTTGGAGTTAGCAACATACCCAATGAGTCAACTACAAACAACACCTTAGGACGCTCGCCTTCTGGTAGTACTTTGTATTCTTTGACAAATTCACTGATCATCTTGCCCACATCATCGATCATGGCCATGTTAAGTTTGAGAAGTTTGTCCTCGCTTGTGTCTACATTCAATGCATGTAACCACTTTTCGTCGAGTGCGTTTTCGCTATCAACCAGGATAACATAAATGCCTTGCTTCTGTGCGTTAGCAACTAGATTACCTGAACAGATAAAACTTTTACCTGCACCGGATTCTCCAGCAAACACAGTAACTTTACCTAGCGGAACACCTTTGTTAAAGTCGCCCGAGATCAAATAGTTAAGTGCATAATTGTTTGTTGAGATCCAATCAGTTGGATCTGTAAAGCCTACGGAAATACCGTCAATACTTTTTGTAATACTTTTGCGGAATTTTGATACGTCAAATGGTTTAGCCATGATTATAGTTCTTTCTTGAAAATAAAAGGAGAGCTAGGGTATCCTAGACTCTCCTTGCTTGATTACTGCTTACGATTACGAATCATTGCTAAAATATCTTCAGCACGTTGGCTTGAAGGTTTAGCGGCTTCTACCGGGGCTGTAGCAACTACTGGCTCAGGTGTTTCAGCAACTACTGGAGCGGCCGTTGCAACCGGAGCAGGAGCGTCTTCATCATCTGTACCTGCGGCTGGTGCGGCGCTGTCAGTTTTCAAACCATATGGCTTGTAATAAGCACCCCATTTATCAGCATCGTATGCCTGACCGTCAACTGACGCTTCAAACATTTCTTTGAGAACTTTAAGTTCTACTTCACTTGGCTTCTTAGGCAAGAAGTCACTCAAGTTAAACAAACCAAACTGATCAATAGCGGCTTGTTCTTCGCCGGTTAGTGCAGATTCTTTACGTGACCACTTACTAGTGCTGTAGTCTGCATAACCACCTTTACTTGTTTTAACGATTTGGAAATCCAAGCCACGACCAAAGTCAGTTGGCAATTCTTCCATCTCTGGGTCCATTAGTGCCGCTTTAATAATGTTAAAGATTTGTGGACTAATAGTAAAACGACGGATTGGATTCTCAGGAGTCTTGTCGTCAGTTAGTGCGTTCTCACGTACAAAACCTTGGAACAAATAAGACTTCTTCTTCCAATACTTACGACCCATTTCCTCTAGACCTGGATCTTTAAACCAAGGACGAACTTCTGCCAAGATTGGGCAAGCTTCGCCATACATTTCCATACAAGGAACTTGTACAACAATAGGTTTGCTGTCTGCTTGGCCTTTAACGCCGGCAAATGGCAAACGAATCATTGCTCGTTCAGCCCAAAAGAATGAATTCTTGGTGTTGCCGTCGGGGAGGAATCTTACTCGGGTTGTGGAACCTTCTGCGATGTTCCAATGTGGATAGATAGCGTTGTCGCCACCTTGTTGTTGATTGCCGCCTCTGTTATCTTGCGACTGTAGTTTTGCTCTAATTTCTGCTAATGTCATTGCCATGATAGTTTTCCTTTATAAAATGTGCCATGATTGTTTTGAGATTGTCTCAATGCACACACCGTAGTGTACGCTAATATATTTAGCTTTGTCAAACAACTTTTCAGTTTTTTTTGCCAGACTTAATATATTTCTCATAAAGTTCAATATTTTGGTTTGCTATTTGGTAAAGCATTGCCAATTGTTGCACTTTACTTGGACTATTGTACAGCACACGTAGGCTATTAGTCAACCGTTTAATGCGGTCATATGGGTGTTTGGCTAAATCGTATGATTCATCTAATACTTTGCTGAATGTTTGGAAACCCATATCTTGTAAACGTGCTAGACTGCCTGTGCCGGCTACTAATACAAATGGTTTGCCTGTTGCCAAACAGTTAGCAGTTTTTTCGGTAAACCAAAAATCACTCATGCTGTCTGTTTCACTTACAACTTCAATTTGATAGCGGTTCCATACGTTGTTGTAGTTACGGCAACTGTCGTACCAGCCAATCATGCCCATTTGATGTCTGCTGGTTAAGTCGTGGTCGAACTGTTTAGTTTGTAGCCACGCAAGCTCTTTGGTATACAGCTCGCCAAAATGCATTAGGTCTCTGTGTACAAATTCCACCTTGGGCTGAAATGTTATATATGTATCGTTGGTAAACTCTTGGTCAAGTTCGTATGCCACGCGGACACGATTGATATTGTAACGTCCTAACAAACAACCAACAAATCGGGCATTGTCTAGATTTCTATCAATCTCTGGCAAGTAATCATTGACACTTATAAAAATTCCCAGACGCAGGAGTTCGTGTTTGAACCGCATTGTTTCATTGGGGTTATGTGATTCAATTACTATACGCTCGCCGGGTATGTTAAAACGATCAGCTACAAGAGTCAACAATTCAACGAAGCCACTGAAGTTAGAATTTTCTCCGTCGAGCAAACGCACACGAATAGTGTGTCCGTTATAATACTGTCCTAGTACGTCTAGTAACACTTCCTTTCTAGTTAGACTAAAATCTTTGTGTATAAAGAATTGGCCCAGGATTGTTATTTCACCGGCAGTAACGGTAATGGCTTGTTCAATCATATTTTTGTAAGTAAGTAATCAGCCCATAGCTGGTGCCCAATTTCGTTTGGGTGTCGGCTATCGACTTTATAACAATAATCACATGAATCTAATATATCCACTCTTTGTAATGCACGATCTAATACGTCTATACGATCCGGATAACTGTAATCATAATTTAATTGTGCAATATGTTCGCTAACAACTATGTGTGTATCATTTTGGATTGTTTTGTTAGTCAGCACTTCTAACCAACTGCGTTCACAGATATTTAAATTGGTTGTCCGGCTGTCAGTAAAATTATGTGCTACAACAAATTTAACACGTGGAAACTGTTTTTGTAATGCTGTTATACTTTCATACGTTTTATCAACCATGGTAGACAACTCATACTGTAACGACTCTTGCCCGTGGAGCCAGTGTATTTCTTCGTGCCTACCAGACTCAGTTAATGTAATTACACAAACAGTTGTTCCGTGATGTATACGATCCAGTAACTCTTTTAGCCAGGTGATTATACAGTAATTACTAACTCCGGGCAAAGCTAAATTCATCCAACTATAATCTAACTGTTCGCTTAGGCAATTGCCAAATACTTTTTGTAAACGATACTCTGGATTATCGCGGCCTTCACGCACACAGGTATTACCCAAACTATCACCATAAGTCCAACTGTCGCCAACTGTAATTAATAGTTGATTAAGACTACGGTCAACATAATGATATGGATTGTGTACTTGGCTCCATTTTGGTATATCAAACAAATTCATTTAGATTTAATCTTTCTAAACGTTGCCATTGTTTGTACACGTAGCTGTGAAACAGTTGTTTGTTATGTTGTAATCTATGAAAATTGTTTTGATAAAAACGATATGGGTCTGTTAAGTTGTTGATAGCATTTATAGCAACCTGGGCATACTGTCTTTGTTGATATGGATCAGGTGCCTGATCATGTATTGTACTATAGTCAAATACATCTTCAAATATATCAAAGCCTTCGGCTTTTAAATACTCACGCAACTTAGGTTGTCCGTAGACAAAAAACGGTCGCATGCCAATTACGGGTTTCCACGTTTTTTCGCTGATGAAAAAATTGTTTTGATTGTAGTTGTTAAATTCTGTTTCTGTTACTATGCATAGTAAACTGCGATTCCAGTTATTTATATCGCCAAGGCTAAAAATATCATTGCGTATTTTGCGACTAACAAAGGATTCATCAGTTCCTAAGTATTGATATTCGTCTCGGATGCCTTGGTCATCTGTAAACTCTGTGTCTACTGTAATTGCACTTTCGCCTGGCAATCCTAAACTAATGAACCCTTGCTCACGCAACGGTAATAATTGATCAACGATAACTCTACGATGTGGATGCGGTTTGCGGTTAAGACATATAAACTTGCGACTATCAGGCCTGAGTGCAACATTATCTTCTTCGTAGTGTTGGAAATACAAATCGCAAACCATTGCCCAAAAGTCTAAACGATATTGACCGCTGTTGCCCAGTATTACATAAGGCTTGCCACTTTGTTCTACAGCATCAAATATCTTTGGCACAGCCGGATCAACAAAGTTATGACATATAATAAAATCTGGATTGGCTTGTACTATATCTTCGGATAAGTTATTTTCGTGTAGCCAAGTCGGATTAACAATCATAACACGTTCAGCGTTTAATTGTTCGCGGGCTTTGTCTTCTAGGATACTGCGTATAAGTTTTTCGACACGGCCTGCTTTCCATGCATACGGAAAGCCGTTGGTTGCTTTGATTATTTCCATGTACTACTACTTAGTAGTTTATTTGAGTCCGGCTAAATTACGAATAAATTGTAGTGGGTCGCGATCTTCCATTGCCATGTTGCTGACATTTGGATGATTTGGCTGTGAGCCATATTCATTGTTAGAAATTTCAGGACTAATTGGTTGTGTCCAATTTGTACTTGCATCCTGGGCATTCTTTTCACCTACTTCAAGATCATTTAGTAAGTTAGGCATATTTTGCACTAACCATTCTTTTACCAAAGTTCTTGCATCAGCGTCTGGGCCTTGACTTCGGAACAAATGAAAAATTTTATCATTGAGATCATCGTCACCGATAATTTCTTCAATCTTTGTTTCTGCATCAATGCCATCCATACCAACTGGTAATGGCTGTTTTAACAATTCTCTTAGGGCATTAATTTTATCAGCTGTGTCTGGTTTAGACCAAGTTGACTCAGTGACGTCAGTTGTCCATGAATCAAATTCATTGACCATACTGCTTAATGTTTTTTGTCGTTTGTGTGCTTTATATACAATTGGTAAAGCATCATTAAATCTGTCGTCATAGACTTTTTTAACAAAACGCTCACGTAGTGCGTCAATGTCTAAGTCTTCATCAATTGGTGCATCAGGAATAAAGTTTTCTTTAAATTGGTGATAGTGACGTTTGTTGTGAATGCTCTTTAGTGTATTCTTTAACTCCATGAAATGCTGTATTGCCGATTCAGTCATTTCTGTTGTTTCAACATCTTCAAATTGACGATTCTTTGTTGAACGTACAAAGTGTTTCATGGCACTCATTTCAGATACCATATTGCAAATTGCCTGTCCAATGTCATCGTGTATTGCGCCACCTTCATTGATATGGCGTGTTAATGCTTTTGCACCAACTAAGTTTTTAAATGGAACTAGGAAGCGTTCGCCTTGGCTAGTTTCAATAAACATTTCTTTAATCTTACGACTACGGTCACCGTGTATGTCATCGTTTACAATGCTTTCGTGGTGTATACGCAAACGTGTGTTATCCATATCAAATCGGCTTTGCATAGATGTGCCATATAACTTGCTTTCTGTCATTGGCACATCGTTTGTTGTAGCTACGGTGTCTACTTTAGCCTGTTGTTTAATATCTTTAAGATTTAGATTTGATTTGTTAATGTCTCGTGTGTCAAATGTTAATAAATTTCGTTTTGCAAATTTTCTTAGATTGCGTAAAAATTCATACCACTCTTTACGATGTTCTCTGTCCATGTCATGTAAAAGACTTTGACCATAATATACTTTTAAACTTGTTTCATCAATTAAACTAATAGTTACTGTACCAAACTCTGCACCGTCTTCACCTGAATATGTAAAGTTAAAAAATCGGGCCTTAGAAGGGTCTGTTTCAGCCTTAGCAGATTCGTCGCCAAGAGTTACGTTAGCAAATCTCGAGCGGATTTTATCAAATAGTGCGGCAGAGATGGATTCAATTTCTTTAGACATAATACTATTTAGCTTAGATCATAATGAAAGGCATGGGCTCTATAAACTCGCTTGCATCCTTAATTTCAGCGTCTAATTCAGCATCGTAGTTTTGTAGCGTTTGCATCATGCGTATTACTAGCAGGGCGGCCATAACTAAATCGTCGTGTTCGCCCAATTTAGCCGCATATCCTGATCCACTTGCTACAAATACTTTAAGTTCACTAATCAGAGGCTTACTAGCTACATTCATACGCTTAGTTTCTATTAGACTTTTTAGCTTACTACAAGCCGCAAGTTTTGATTTATTTGTAGTGTTAAATCCTTTGCGATATCTAACACCGCTAGATCCAATTTTTCGTGGCTCACTTAAAAATATACCTTGTATGTTTTCTTCGCCAACTTCGCTAATAGCAACTAACGCGGCTTCACCTAAGGTATTATTTTCAACAGAGTAGTAGACATTATTTTGTGTACCAACTGTGTCGGTAATGTAGGCGCAAATTTCTTTAAGTATTTGTACTTGTCGCTGTACTGGTGTTTTATTATCACACCACTCAGCTACTTGTTTAAGTCCGGGTATTTCAAATACCTGTATAGCACTTGGATCTCCACCTGTACCTAAGCTAGGGTCAAGACCAATCATATAAGTATGATCTTTTTGTGGTCGTTTGTACCAGCGTACTTGTCCTTGTTTTTCCATTGGGTCTATGCCAGCCATTTCAACTAAGTGTAATGGGTTAATCAGTGTTTCATCATAGATAATGAATTCACATTCCATTTCTCGACGGAAACGTTCTTCGCCTAGTTGAGCCTTCATTTGCATAGCCCACTTTTCGTCACGCTCTGGATGTTCTTCCCATTTGCTACGGAATGCCTTAAAGCCGTTGATGCCTACTTCAGTTTCGTTACCGTTTTCGTCAAAGCACTTGTTGGCGCCGCGCCAAATTTGTGCAAACTGATCTTCGTCTGAGTTTGGTGTACTTGTAATAATACACTTACCACCAGTTGCTAGTGTAGGTGTAATAGAAGTCCAGAATTCACTGGCGATAGTAGGTCGAACGAACGCAAACTCGTCACAGTATAGTAGTGATATAGACATACCACGACCTGTGTTTTCTGTTGTTGTTTGTGATACTATGCGTGATCCGTTTTCAAAGTCTAAGCTACCTTTGTTGTAGCTGGTAACACCTGCTCGAATAAAGTCCGGGCAGTTCTCATAGGCATACCGAACACGTTGCATAATCTCTTGTGCGCCAAGATACTTGTGTGCGGCTACTAGAATAGTACTATCAGGAACAAACATAGCATACCAAAGTAGATAGCCAGCGGCAGTAGTCGATTTGCCCGTTTGTCTAGGCATTAGGCTTATAGAGAATCTATAATTGTGATACGATTCGATAAGTCGTCCCTGATACTCAAATGGCTGATACTGTATAGCACCTTTAGTCGGATGCTGAATGTACAAATAGTTAGCCATAAAGTATTGTGGGCCGGTCAAAGGATCAGCACATCGAGCAAGTTCCAGGATTTGCTCTTCGCTATAAGACATCCGTTTATACGGTGCCTTGATAATTGCAGTTTCTAACTCTTTACTCATATAAGTATATTTAATGTCAGACACACTTCTTCTAAATTCTAATTACGAACCAATCAGTGTACTACCCTTAAGCGTTATTAATTGGCAACATGCCATAAAGTTAATGTATTTGGGTCGTGTTCACGTACTAGAAACATATCCAGATTGGATTATCCGTAGCGAACGTTTAGCTATAAATGTTCCTAGTATCTGTGTGACTAAAGATTACTTTCACTACAAAAAGAACGTTAAGTTTAGCCGTTACAACTTGTACATGCGAGACTTGTTTAAATGTGCTTACTGTGAAGAAGTATTTGATTACGATGAGTTAACCATTGACCACGTTGTTCCACGTATGGCTGGAGGTAAGACTGTTTGGGAAAACTGTGTTACTAGCTGTAAGAGCTGTAACCATGCCAAAGGCAGTAAGCTAATTAAACCAAAAGTTAAGCCATATCGGCCCGACTACTATGCATTGGTTAGCATCTGGCGCAATATGCCGTTTACTGTTAAACAGGAAAGTTGGAATCAGTACTTAGGTGTTAAGCGCCTGGTAGCGGCCTAGGACGTTGGTCCGGATGTTGCTTTAGATATTCTTCAACGTGATGTTTAAGGCTGCCGGTTAAATAGGGCTTAGTAAAATTAATAATAAACCACAAATCAGTGCCAGGGCGAGCATGGTATTCCTGCTCTAATTCTCTACGCTGTTGAGCAGTAACACTAATGTTACTACCTACGGGGCTTTGGATGCCATCTTCGCCGGCCTGTGGTACTGCGTTTTGCCCGGAGTACATTCCAGCTTCGCCTTCAAGTAATCCAGTAATACCAGCTAACTTTTTTAATTCATATAGATCCTTAGGATCCATAACTGCATCTGCATCTCCGGTTTCCCCTTGAAGCATAAAATTTTCGCTGGTTATTCGATATTG